TCGCAGCCCCTTCGCCATCGGCGGACACGCGGTATGTGAGAGATGCCGGGTCTGTGCTGCCGGTAATGCCCACGCGAACCTGCAAGGCTTCAATCGCGTCGTTGGCATTGGTGTGCTGCGCGGCATGGCTGACTACAGCCGTGCTGTCCGACCCGAGCGGGTTGGTCAGCGAATCCAGTGCGCCGGGGAAGTTGGTACTCACTTCGACTCCCTATCCATTTTGCCGTCCAGCTTGTTCTCAATCTTGTCCAGCTTGGCGAACAGTGCAGTGAGACTTTTCTCGAAGTACTCTCGCTGCATGTTTGTGCTGCGCTCCAAGTCTTCCTTCTTCACGTACTCACCGGCAACCAGAAGTTGTATCTGGCTGATCTTCGACGTGATGTCCAGGTCGCATTTCTGGAGTTCCCTGAGACCCTCCCAGATCACCTTGAGGATGAATGAGATGGCTGCGCCGAAGCCAGCCATGAGGTAGTTGATCAGTGTCTGGTCCAAAATGGTCTCCATGTCAGGCGGCCATCCCCATCAGCGCCACGAGTTCGTCCAGGGATAGAGTTTCACAGACTCCATTATAGCGTGAAACTATCACAGAACGCTCGCTGGTGGCAAAAAAGCTATGGGAGAGCACGGACGCTGGCGGGCTGGAGGACGTGCTCATGCAGGCACGCGACTGTGCCGATGATGCTGTCGCGGCACCGCCTTGAAGCGTGCGCACGGCGAGTTTCCGGGTGGAGAGGGTGACACTGGCTGCAGATGAGGGCCTTCCCGCAAACTGCACACTGATACCGAATCTGGCAACTTTCGTTGCCTTGACCCAGCCGCGGTCCTTCCAGACGTAGCCGGTGCCGCCCTCGTCCCAGCCGCCGCCCGCCCCGGAACCCGGTGCTTGCGGGATTTCGACTTCTGGCGATATCGGGGTGCCATCATAGCTATAGCTGATCGAGTCATAGCTAATTGGCTCGTCGTAAGTTAACACTACCCTATCCGGGCCACACCCTCGTCGGGCATTCGATACTCAAACAAGCCGTCAAACACCCCGGCTACTCGTTCCAGTTGTGTCACGTTGATGGCATAGCCAGTGTCCGCGTCATAGACCAGGATGGTTTTCGCCTTGATGTCCGCGTCCAGCCACTCGGTATTGTTGAACCGCAGCACAGCTTCCTGTCCATCCATTACCGCCCGGTACCCGGTCAGCACATTCCCGCCAGCGGCATACCCTCTGCCCACCCACTCACCCTTGGGCGTGTAGGCGTCAAGGCTGATGGCATCCGGGTACAGGGCCACCTTGTAGGTGTGGTCCGGTGGGCAGACCGCTTTCAAGGCACGCATGGCGAAACTCATTGCGATACCCTCTCAATGATCAACTCGCCTTCCTCGTTCCTTCGCATCTTCATGATCGAGGCCGAGGACTGGGTGTTGTCCACGTTCACCGTGATGTCCGGGCTAACCAGCGTGGTCGTTGGCGCAGCAGCCACGGCAGCCTTCTGCCGCTTGTTCTGCCCGCGTCCAGTCGACGGTGTCGTTGGCTTCAGCTTCTGGTTGAGCGTTGAACCGCTATTGGTTGGGTTCTGCGGGTCCGCCGCTGCCGGGGCCGGCTTGTGGAACATCGTCCCGGACAAGGGCTTCATCCCGGTCGGTGCCAGTTGCCCGTTCAAGATCAGGCAGGCCTCGTCGTCCGAGATCAACCCCAGGCTCAACTTCTCCAGCGTCATCATCTGTTCGGTCTGCTTGAAGGCCAGCAACTCGTTTTCCGGGCGCAGGTCGATGGCTGCATACCTGAACTCGACCACCACATCGAGTCCGAACAGGCGAGCCGACAGGGTGAATGCACGGCTCCAGAACTCCTCGATAGGGGCCTTGACGGCACCCGCGCACGACTTCATGAACAGCATGATTTCGCTGGAGGCAATGTTTGAACTGCCCGAGGCAAAGCCGAGGATCGTGCCGTTGGTCTTGCTGCCTGCACTCAATCGGGCGTTGCTCATCTCCTGCAGGACGCTGTACTCGGTAGCCAAACCGGCATTGCTCGGGTTCTCCACCTCGAACTCCAGAGAGTCCAAGTAGACCAGGGCGTCCTGCGGTGTCAGCGAGTTGATTTTCTGCTCGATGGCTGCCGTGATGGCGTTCAGTTCATCGACTGCTTTCTGGTTGTCGGTCTTGGCTTCCGGGCTGAGAAACTTCCTGACCTGCTCCTCGTTGATCTTTACCTTCTGGCGCGGGTGGATGACCTTGCCCACGACTCGGGTGATGTCGTTCGAGAACTGCTCCGAGTAGATCACCGGCTTGATTGCGCTCTCCAGCGGACTGGTCGAGTAGGGGTCAAGCAGGGACTGATCCAGGCTCACGTACAGGAAGGTGGGGTAGTCCAGGTTGATTTTCTGGTCCGCGATGTACTGCCACGGCACGAGCATCTTGTCGTTGCCGGCCACGAACTTGACTTGCGTGGTGCTGATCGGCTGAATGCGTTTGGGCAGCCGGTCCTTCCCGAGAACTACCTCGCCACAGGCACTGCCGTACATCATCAGTTCCCTGGCCAACGACTCACTTGTGGCCCGAATCGACTGCGGCCCGGTGAATCCGTCCGTGGCATAGTCCGGGAGCAGGTCGAAGCGTGTCGCCAGTTGCTGCACGAGCAGGGTGGCTTCCCGGTTAAAGGTGTTGTCCGGGTTCTTGGCAATCGCTGTCCAGCTTTGGGGCACGCCGAGGCGGGCGTAGGCCCAGACTGCCGCGCTCAGGTCCGGGCTGGCCGATACGAAATCCCGAATGATCGTGCGCGTGTCCTGTCCATTGCGCAGCGTGGTGGTGTCCGTGCTGGCCAGCCTGCGGTCTTCGAGGCTGAGGACCGAGTCCGATGGCTTGGTCGTCTTCAGGTACGACGGATAGGTTTGCGACCCCGGCTTCACCTTGGGCGGGGCCACGGGCGCGATTTGCGTCGCGGCGCTCATGCCAAAGAACTTTCGGACAGAATCGAACATCAGGGACCTCCTCGTGGTCCCTGATTTTACAACAGATAACTGAGCACAGCAAAGTCTTTATGACAGCATACTGCACACTGCCCTGGCAAATGTCTACCTTTGGCGCACCTGAAACGACGAAAGTAGGGGTAGGGGAGTGCCATAGTCGTCTGAAACGCCCAGAATTCGGGAAGCGACCAGGGCATAGAGCAGGCCCATGTGGTAGTGGTCCACTTTCATGGTCTTCACCCACGTGTAAACCAGTTCTCCGTTCTTGAACATCTGTACCCGCTTGTTGTCCGTCATGTGCGTGTACCAGATTTCGTTCTGCTCGTCGGACATCTTCAGGATTTTGCCTGTCCTTATCAGGGCCATCAGCACGTCCATGCACGCATCTTTGCAGATGTTCACCTGCCTCATGTCCTCAACGCCTTTTTCTGCCACTGCCTCCCTGTCGGTGATCTTGAACAACTCGATCCCCTTCGAGTTCACGTACACGGCAGCAAAACTGTTCCTGATGCGTTGTTGAATCTGATAGACCGCTTCCGTCATCGGGCCTCGGTCAACGACCATCATGCGCAGTCGGTACTCGCGTTGCAATTCCTCAGTGCGGGCCACGACCAAGTGCAAGGGGATGGCCTCAGTTCTGACCACGACCAGGGTTTGATCAGGCAGAACCGCACAGACTTGGGCGTGGCAGACCGTGCCCATGTCCAAGCCCATCACATACGAGTGCATGCCGCCAGGTCTCTCGGTGATCGTGATCTCCTCCAGTTCGGTGCGCAGGAGTGATGTTTCCCTGTCCTCCAGGCTTTTGCCCAGTCGTTGGTTGTAGAAGTCGATTTGGCGTTCGTAATTGACACTGGCCTTGACTAGGTCCGGGGTTTTGATGATGGTAGGGCAATCAAACGGCGAGATTTGGTACCCGGAATCGACAAAGGCGTCATCAGGGTTCTTGACCACCCACTGACGCTTGGCTTTGGGCATGTCCACCGGTTTCTTGCACTTCGGGCACTGCACGTAGGCGTTCATCCACGAGAACTTGGGATCAGCGAACATGGCCTTCGTGATCTTCTGCAGGTCGTCGTCGAAGCCTGGGACCTTGACGTGGTCATGGTATTCCGGCACGAACCAGTTACGACACGACGTGCACTGGCACATGCTGTACTTCTGCTTGCTCTGCTTGAACATCCGGTCGATACCGAAATTGGGTATGGACGGGGTGCTGAGGAAAACGCGCAGGGCGTAGGCCGAGTGGATCAGCCGTGACTCAAACAGGCTAAGGACATCCTGGTCGCTGTTATTAACTTCGTCACATACGAGCATGTCGGCTGGTACTGAGATGGCCTGACGATCAACTTGGCAACCCTTGAGGTATAGATACGAGTTGGAGAAACGCTTGATGCTGGTGTTGTCCACGTTCTTGTCGACCAACTCTTTCAGGTACGGGGAGCCGTCCACCACAGGGTTGATCCGGGTCTGCATGAAGTTCTGGGCGGCTGTGGCAGAGGGAAGGGTATAGATGGTCGAGAAGCCATCAATCAGGGCACAGTTGCCCAAGGCCTTCCGCGCACTCATCTCTGAAATGCCCAACTGCGCGCTCTTGACGATGTAGATGTTTTGGGCTTTGTCTTCCAGGATTTTCCGCTGATACTCGTGCCCTTCAAACGAAAACTTCTTTCCGTTCAGGTAAGTATGTTGCAGGATGAAGTCGCAAATCGAGTCCGGGCTATGGGCTGACAACGATGATTGCAGGCGCGACAAGTGTCGCTTGAATATGTCATCAATCAAAGCGTTACTCCCCACTTGCCCATACCACAGTCGTGAATCTTCCAGAATCCATTATTTCTCATGTTCTGCTCCTCGGTCAGTGCCTCATCGAACTTGCTCAGTTTATTGCTCAACTTGTGCTTCTGAAACATCATACGAGAGAACCGCTCAGTCCCCTTACACCACCAGTAACCTGGGGCTGAGTCAGAAATATGCTCAAAACCTACCGTCCGGTAGCAGTCCCCAGTGAACCAGCGCAGATCGCAATAGCTGACCACGCGCAGACCTTTTGGCTGCTCCCTGCGGAAGCCCGCAAACAGCTTACTGAACCCGCCAGTAACTCGCACTGAAGATGAGAATCGGACAAGTTCCCTGTCAAAGTCACCGAATCGGTCTTCACCACCAAAGCGTAGTAGGCTAAACTGTGGGCCGCCATCACCAGGCTCATAGATAATCTCTGGTGGGCTAAGTGTCCCTCGGAATAAATCGACCCATTGCTTTGTTGCATGGTTAGACTTCAGCTGTATAGCAATCGGTCTATCACCCGTAATGGTTGGTTGAGATACCCCAAGGTCGATAAGACGCTCGACGCGGGTAGTCATATCAAGGTTAGTTCGACCATCTTCACCTAGTGATAGGTTCAAAGATTCAACAGCCGTGGTGATGTCTACTTGATGCCCTAGTGCCGTGCTTGAGTAGTCTGGATCCATCCAACCATCAGAACAGTACAAGCCGCTGTTTGTGCCACCGGATGCTCCAGTATATGCAACCTTGATGCGGACATTCTTCTTGATACCGTTAGGCACAAAGGCAGGATATCCGGCAGTGTCTTCGACTATGGAGGCCGTTAGTGTCGGATACGTTGCACCTTGCCCAAAGTACTCGTGGTACGTCTGGAAGGTTGGCGTATTCCAATCCCCAACCGTTGGGGCATAACGAAAGACCTTAGGTGCACCAAGGATATAACCAGACTGCTCAAAGTAACAGCGGGCGCACTGAAAGGTAATCTTTCCGTTTGGAACCGTAACACTAAAAGTGCCAGCAGGGAGTATAGGATTCGTATCAATGACGTTAGGGTAATCCAGATTCTCAAACGTGTGGCTGAGACACGTACCGTTATCCGTCCAGATTAGAAGCTCACGACCACGGAAGGGAATCAGCAGTACGTTGACGTACTTTTGTGCCGGGTTGAAGATACTGGTATATGTTCTAGCACTTGAGAAGTTAGACCCAGAGCGGTCGTATTCCTTTTGCAGGACACCATTGCGAAAGATGGCAATGGATCCGTTATCGCGAAACTTGACCTGTACGCTAAAGTTGTTAGGCGCAGAGCCACCAGCACCGACGTTATAGCCAAGCACCAAGAAAACATCATCGCCCGATTCCTGCACACTGTTCCGGTAATACTTGAAGTACATC